CAGAAGCTTAAGAGCGGGAATTACCGCGTCCGGCTCCGGCTGGGGGATGAGGATATCAGCATCACCAGAGCAACGCCGGAAGAGTGCAGAGCCGCCGCCTTGGAGATCAAAACAGAGTATAGACTTGGGAAACGGATCACTGCGTCAAAAGAGGCGAGGGAACTCACGCTGAAAGAAGTGCAGGACAATTACATCGCGAAAAATAAAGCTGTTCTGTCTCCGTCAACTCTGCGATCTTACAAGATCTATGCAAAGAAGCGCTTCCCAGAGTATCAGGATACCAAACTGAAAGACCTGGATTTCCAGCAGGTGATTGACGACGAACTGGATCTGAAGAGCGAGAAGACTGTCAAGAATGCGTGGGGCCTGCTTCGGCCAGCGCTTGAGGCTGCAGGCTATCCGGTGCCGAAGGTCCGTCTGGCTCCGGTGCCGATCAACGAAATACCATTCCTGCAGCCGTCTGAAATCACTCCGTTCTGTGATGCCCTCGTCGGGAGAAGCTATGAGATCCCTGCTCTGATGCTCCTGCACGGTCTCCGCCTGTCTGAAATGCGTGGTCTTACCTGGGACAATATCGATCTAAAAAATGGCGTTATGACCGTCAAGGGTGCGCTCGTCCGAGGCCCTGACGGGGACGTGGCAAAGAAGCAGAACAAGAACGCCACTTCGACGCGTCCTGTGCCGATTATGATTCCGCGTCTCTTGGAGCTTCTGAAGGCCGCTGACGGCAAGGAAGGCCCCGTGGTAGTAATAGGGGCAGGGACGATGCTTGACGACGTTAAACGGGCCTGCAAAAGGGCAGGAGTGACCGAAGTAACCTGTCACGGGCTGCGGCATTCATTCGCGAGTCTGTGTTATTACCTGGAAATACCAGAAAGACAGATTCAAGAATGGGGAGGCTGGAAGGATCGGGCGACTCTCCACCGGATTTATATTCGGCTGACTGCAGCGGGCCAGTCTGAGGCACAGACCAAATTCACAAGCTTTTTCGGGAAATAAAAAAGCCGCCTCAATGGGCGGCAATTCGTGGTCATTTCCGTGGACGTTTTCGTGGTCAGAAATGGGTTTTTGACTTCATTTTTGACGGCGTGGCGTCATTACTGATGGCACCGAAAAATGCTTAATAGGCCAGTAAAATAAAGAAAAGTCCCTGATTCTTGACGAATCGGGGACTTGGTTATTTTGGTGCCGGTGGTGGGACTCGAACCCATCTTGAAAACGCTAAAAGTGCTGTAATTACTGTACTCTTTCGGTATCGTGGCCGTTTTCGTGGTCATTAATGAGATTCTGCCGCGGCTTGTGCATCCCCAGCATTTCAAGAGTACCATGAGCATACAAGACCGGGTTTTTACTCCCGAATCTGGTTCTTGCACTTGAACCAGGGTAGTTATACTCACCCTCGGCGCCGAGTGCTTTTGTATACTGCCACTCTATGCGGGCAAGGTCGCGGTTTGTAATTGTTCCATCTTTGAAGGTCTCAAGAACAACTGCGAAGAATTTTGTGTGCCCGGCCTTAATATCTTCGTCCATAAGGTGATTGATACCATAACCCTGTCTGATGAATCTCTCGTGCAATTTGAGCCTTTGCTGTATGTTGGTTGAGGATCCGACGTAACGCTTTTTAGTATCGACGTTTTCAATCATATAGACGCCAACTGCATCGGCGTCTGGTATATGAAATGCTCTTTTCGTGTTTATCCCTCCTGCATCATTCGTCTGAGCGCTTCTTTGATTACGGTCTGTTTTGACTTTCCGTCAAGGAATGCGATGATGTCCGCGTCTGTTGTCCTCTGCAGTTTGATTGAAATTTGAACCGTGTTTTCCTTGTCCCAAAGCTGCTGCCTGGCGTTTTTCTTCTGCTTGTCCATCTGAATGCCTTCTTTCACGATAATTTGCCTCCTATTATAGCAAGCAACAGTAAAACCGTCAATCTGAAAATTCCTCGTAGTCTACAAGCAGAATCAGCAGCATGTTTATAAAATACTTCATCTGTTCCCCTTTCTGCCCTCGTAACCTCCGGGGCGGGCTGGCTGTCTGATTAACGGCTGACGTTGTAGTTGAGTCGGTAGATACTCCGGATCTCGGACGGGATCGAGTCGCGGATTTTCTGGATCTGGTCTCTGAAGTGCTCAAGTTGCATCTCGAGGAATTCTACCTGGTCCATAGATTCTTCCAGGTCGGCAGCCTGTTTCAAAAAGCTCTGGCGGTGCTCTCTCATGCTTTCAAGGATCAGCGCGGCGGGGATCCGCTTGCCGTCTGGCATCGACTCAAGCGGAATCTGTGCGATTACGAAACCGCCGGAGACGTTCCGAAGGTAAAGCGTGAACTCAAGCCATCTGCAACGCTTCTCAATGTAAACCCTTGGCCCTGCTGCCTGAATAGCGTTTTGCAGTTTGCAGTTGAAGCATTTGCCATCAAACTGCCAAACAATCTTTGAGATGATCGGGTAAAGGCTGGCGGCCTCTCTGTATGCGGCTACGCGGGTCATAACTTCCGCGTCTTTTCTTTCTTTGTCGTACATGGTCAAGTCCTTTCTCCCCGTCATGCCGATAGGTCAGCGTATTTGATTAAGCTATGCGGCTTTGCACTACAGGCCACAGGTTGCTTGACATCTCGTCTGTATATGCGCATTTCATTTCACGCATTCCCTGATATCCGCTGTAAGCGCTGATAACGTGGGACTCTATCCGGGTATCGTGCCACAGCTCGAACTCTTTCACGATTTCCGGGTCTACCTTGTAAATCCGGTCTACTACCCACAGAACACCGAACTGCTCATAAACCTCGCCGGGTTCGATTCCTGCAGCCCATCTGACGGAACAGATATAATCACAGATTTCCGGATTGTATTCGTTCCCGATAACATACTGGCACAGGGCGGCTTTTATGGTGCCGTCGGTGCCGTGGTCCATGGCTTCGAGGATCGGCGCGGCCATTTCCGGCCAGGTCTCACCGTATTCGGCAACGCGGCGCCGGAACTCTTTCGGGCTGTAGCTGCTGCCGAATTTGCGGTCAAGGATGAGATCGATAATCATTGTTTAGTCCTCCTTTATCACTTCGATATAGTATTCGGGGCGGTGCTTCGCGATTGTCGCCGCGTATGATCTGGCGGCTGATTCGGTGGGGAAGTAGCAGGTCAGCTCTTCAATAACTACGCTCCAATGAGAATGACCGGAATAAACCAGGACTGTATATGGTGTCGTGTTCATTGTGTATCTCCTTTCTGTATCGCCTGCCATCGTCAGCGCCGGGAGGCGATCCCCGGCGGACCCCCGGAGGGGTTTCGGCTTATTTGAGAAAGAAAAATTTTATTGTGTCGGCGTAAGATTTTGCATGGTTCAGCGGCCAGTCGTTCAGGTCTTCGCCGGTGTGATGATCGTCAAGGTCAAGCGCCGTGTGATCTGCAAGGCTTGTAAAATCAGCTAGCCGCCGCCGGTCCAGGTCTTCGGCCTCCCTTCCGTAAGCAAGAACCAAGCGCCGGATTGATTCGTCTTGGTACTTCTCGAAAGCCTGCTCGGCGAACTTAACGCGGATCCTGGAAACATATTCGGAAGCGAGGCGGGAAAGTGCTTTCATGTACTGCTTGTATTCATCGCTCCGAATGATGGTGTTGATTTCGTTAGTGGTCATTGTTTTGTATCTCCTTTTCTTTTATTCAGTGGGGACCTTGTTTGGCCCCCGTTATGCTGCTTCAATCTCGGCGGCCTTGGCGGCGCTGCCTTTGATGTATTGGCTGCCGTACTTGGCGCGGATTTGGTCCATTGTGCGAGACTTGCCGCGGTAGGGTCTTGCGTCTTCTTCGTGGCGCCAGTACCACATCTTCTTGTTGTTGCTCCACTTGCACCCGGCAGCCTTCAGGCCGTCTTTGTTGTTGTAGGTATCGCCGGAGATCCACAGCCAGGAGCCGCACAGCTCAACGATGAGTCCTTGCATCTTCATGAGCTTGTCGACGATCTCAATGAACTCGAACGGGGTTTCGGTGGTCTGGTGGGCTGCATCTGCTGTCTTGTTATGGCGATCCTTCAGGATCTCGAACGCCTTTTCATATTCGTTATTGATGGCCTTCATGGTCTCGTTGTCGCCGCCGCAATCGGGGTGATATTTCTTGACAAGCTTCTTGTATTCGGCCTTCAGTTCCTCGAGGCTCTGGCAGTTCTGGAAGTACTTCATTTTTATTTCTCCTTTTCAAGTTGAATTTTGTGCGTCGTGTGACGGTATTACTGTTTACGATGCTAATATAGCACGATGACGGTAATACTGTCAAGCATTAATTTTAATTTTTCCAAAAAAATTTTTTTGAAGAGCTCAAAAGGCCTGTAATTACTGATAGTTTCGAGGAAAAGATTTTTTCAATAAAGCTTCATCTGGCAGCGCTGGCGGCAGGGGATCAGCACATAATATATTTGTAGATCGGCAGCGCCACGAAGATGTTCCGATGAGATCCGGCAGGCCTGGCCAGCTTCGGCAGCGGCAAATAATAATATTGAAATATCCTGCAGTAGATCGGCGCCAGT